CTAGAAAAAGAGTTGCGCTTAATCGAAAAACTGAACCTAGAGAAAGTGGAGGGATAGGCAGTGAAACTCTACAACGTAACGCACGGGAACGTTGGCGTGATGCTAACGTCCCGTCAGAGCGCATACGAAGCCGCTAGAGCGATTCAAACGGCTGACCCTTATGGTGGTATACCTTTTATCTTTGAGCGCGTAGAGGACGATTCAGCAGCGTTGTCGTTGATCTCGCAAAATGCAATGGAAAACCTGTTAAAATACCTGGAGGCTGGAAATGGAGCAGAAATATTTTGATGCACTGATTTGGTGCGCTGTTTGGATACCGATATTGTTGACGATGAAACCGTGGAGGCAGCTATGACACACGCAGTTTTGCAGTGGGATTATGACGTACCCGAACCGGATCGCGTAGTCTACAAAGGGTGCGAATCAGAGTGTCAAGAGTTTTTATTGTTAATGTTTGACAAAGAACCTGATAACATTGATGGTATGGTGGTTACTGAGTTTCAATTAGCGATGATGAGGAGAGGTCTATGACGCTGCATGATTTTCTGTTATATATGATACTGTTTGGGATCATTGTTATTTGGTTAGACATCAAGGGGAGAGACGAATGAGTAGCCATCATTACTTTTGCAAAGGTGGGTCGTTTGACTTCGAAGGCGGTGACATGATGTACGATGTGCACTGGTCTAGTGAAGACGGTGAAGGTCCGGTGGTTGAACACGTATACGCTGGCAAGGTGGACGTACTTAACCTGCTTTTCGATGACGTAATGTACAGCATTTATGACATGGCTCAGGAAGAATACTGGAGGCAACACGCATGAACACACCGGATACAGTCAAGCGAGAGCAAGCATTGCAGAGTGCGAAACATGCACTGGGTTTGTTGCACGAGATGAGTGACGCAGGCACTGACGCGCTGGATTGCTTCGCTATCTTAGACCTTGAGAACGTCATCAGAGATTTGTCAAGAGCAGTGAAGAATTCTGAAGGGGTTGACAGCTAGGAAAATCCATGCTACAATATTACTTTAAAGAACTGTTCAGTGCTTAACCGTATAACTTATTATAAATTTACTGTTAAGTTACTGAACAGGAACTGTTAAGAGGACGGTTATGGCTTACTTAAAAACACATCAACCATGTGAGGACTGCGGCAGTAGCGATGCGCTCACTATCAACGACAATCGTTCAACGTATTGTTATTCGTGTCAGAAGTACACACCACCGGATAAGGTAAGGACTTTGCACAAACCAGAAACCAAGAAGCAGGTTAACGCCAAGCTGTTGACGGGTAGCTACTCAGCCATCATCAACCGACGTATCAAGAAAGAGACAGCGCAGAAGTACAACGCGCTAGTCGATGGTGACAACGTTGTCTTTGGCTACTACGGTGAAGGCACTGAGCCGGTGGCATCGAAGACCCGCTACCCTGACAAACGTTTCCTGATCGGAGGCGATTGGAACAAAGCAAAGATGTTCGGACAGCAACTGTTCCCAGCCGGAGGCAAGTACATCACCATCACTGAAGGTGAGTTCGATGCGATGGCTGTGTCGCAGATGTTCGAAAATAAATACCCCGTTGTTAGTATTCGGAACGGCGCAGGCAGTGCAGTTAAAGACTGTCAGGCCCACTTCGAATACCTGAACAGCTTCGACAACATCGTGATCTGCTTCGATGCCGACGAGCATGGTCGGGAAGCGGCGAAGTCCTGTGCTGAGATGTTTGGTAACAAGGCAAAGGTAGTTAAGCTGACTGACTACAAGGATGCCAACGACTATCTCATCAACAATCAAGCACTGCGGTTTACGCAAGCGTGGTGGAACGCAGAGACGTTTACGCCAGACGGTATTGTTTCTGCATACGAACTGCTTGATGACGTACTGGTTCCCATGAAGCGCAGTAAGTTAACGTACCCTTGGGAGCAGTTGGATAACATGCTGTACGGTATACGTCCTGCTGAACTGGTTACGTTGTGCGCTGGCAGTGGTCTCGGTAAGTCAACCATACTGCGTGAGCTTGTCGTTCACATGATGAGACAGACTGATGACCCTGTTGGCTTGATGTTTCTTGAAGAGACACCGGAGCGTACACTGCGCGGCTTGATCGGGCTGGAGATGAACAAACCTATCCACCTACCAGACGTTGACTACACACCGGAAGAGGTGATGGAAGTCTACACTGCTGGTGACTACGAGAATCGTGTGTACTTCTGGGACAGTTTCGGTAGTAACGAGATCGAACGTGTGCTGGGACGGATGCGTTACTTCGTCAAAGGACTGGGGTGTAAGTTCATCGTGCTCGATCACCTGTCGATACTGGTATCAGATCAGCAGAACGGTGACGAACGCAGGGCTATCGACATGATAATGACAAAGCTACGGATGTTCTGTCAGGAGATGCGTGTTACACTGCTGCTCGTCAGCCACCTCAAACGTCCTGAAGGCAAGTCACTTGAGGACGGAGCAGTCACCAGCCTGGGTATGTTACGGGGCAGTGCCGCCATTGCACAGCTATCAGATGCGGTGATCGGTGCGGAACGTAACAGTCAGGCAGAGGATGCAGACGAGCGAAACCGAACGCGCCTGCGTGTGTTGAAGAACAGGTTCAGCGGTAAGACTGGGCCAGCAGGGTATCTGATTTACGATGAGAACACTGGACGTTTAAGTACTGAGGAGATTGCACTGTGAGATGTAAGGCATGCAACATAGAGCTAACAGACTACGAGTCTACGCTGCGCTGCGCGAACACGGATGAGTTCATTGATCTCTGCATGGCATGCTTGACAGCAGGGGGTGACGAGAACTACAATGATCGTGCAGACTTGAGGACACTCGCTGATCTGCCTGAGCTACGAACATTCTTCGATGAGTTTGAGGAGTATTTAAATGAGTAACATGAGCAGATGGTACTACGCTAACGTGACGGAGAAGTATTATGACGACTGCGGTTTTGGATATAGAAACGACGCTGGATTGGAAGACGATACATCTAGCGGGGGTGTTTCTCCCGAACTCTGGGAGGAGTATTGCATGCTACAACGTTACTCAGTTAAGGGAAGCCTTGACAGGTATCTCGACAGTGGTGGGGCACAACCTGATTGGCTTCGATCTGCCTAGACTGGAGGAAGTATGGGACTTCAAGTGGGACGGTCAGGTTCAGGATACTCTCGTGCTAGGCAGGCTGTACAACCCAGCCATAGACGGAGGACATTCGTTGAAACAGTGGGCTATTCGTGCTGGCAACGAGTTAAAAGGCGACTTCAATGTAGAAGACTTCGACGCAGGACTGACCCCAGAGATGGTGGATTACTGTCTCGCAGACTGCCGCGCAACGTGGAGCGTGTTCAACCACGTTACCCAGTTACTAGACAGAGATCAATTCTCACAGCGATCCCGCGACCTAGAACATGGAGTGGCATTCGCAATCGCTCAACAAGTTCGCAACGGTTTCGCGTTCGACTTCGACACGGCGTGTCAGCTTCACTCAGAGCACGAGCAACGTATGCTGGAGATCAGCGATAAGATGCAGGAAGTGTTCCCGCCTATCGTTAACGAGCGTTGGTCAGACAAGACAGGTAAGCGTTTGAAGGATGAGGTGATCGTGTTCAACGTAGGCTCAAGGCAGCAGGTTGCAGAGCGTCTGTCTGCGCTAGGTGCGAAGTGGGATGACAAGACCAAGGGTGGCAAGCCGCAGGTTGACGAGACTTCGCTAAAACTGAACGCGCATATACCGGAAGCTGCCTTAGTGCTTGAGTACATGACGTTACAGAAACGTGTTGGTATGCTCAAGTCTTGGATAGATAACGTAGGCATTGACGGCAGGATACACGGCTATGTCAACTCGTGCGGCGCAGTAACTGGACGGATGACACACAGTAGCCCCAACCTAGCACAGATACCATCGGAGTCTGAGTACCGTAAATGTTTTATAGTTGAGGAGGGTAACGTGTTAGTAGGCGCTGACGCTTCAGGTCTTGAACTGCGCTGTCTTGCACACTACATGAGCGATGTCAATTACACTAGAGAACTCCTTGAAGGAGATGTACATGCAGCAACTCAGAAGGCTGCAAAACTTAGAACTAGAGCTGATGCAAAGCGTTTCACATACGCTCTTCTATACGGAGCAGGAGATACCAAACTGGGAAACCTCATCGGAGGAACTGCTACGGATGGTAGAGAGGCTAGAAATAACTACCTTCGAAGTATGCCAGCTTATGCAAGGCTGGTCAGAACGGCTGAAAGCAGAGCTAATGATGGCTGCTTACCCGGAATCGATAGACGGAAGGTATGGATCAGACATAAGCATTCTGCACTGAACACACTGCTCCAGTCCTGCGGTGCTATCGTTATGAAGCAGGCGTTGGTGCTGGCTGTTGAGAAACTCAAAGACGTACCGCATAAATTTGTTGGTAATATTCACGATGAGTTTCAGGTAGAGACTCCTGCTGAACATGGTGAAACAGTAGGCAAAGCATTAGTCCAGTCCATCATTGAGGCTGGCGAGGTTCTTGAAATGCGCTGTCCGTTAGACGGTGAGTTCAAGATAGGTAAGACATGGGCAGAAACTCATTGACACCCATGCTAAAAACGTGGTATAATATTATGGTAGTTAACCAAAAAGGAGAGTTGTTATGACTGACAAACCACAACCACTAACGCTGAAGGGTACGCTTTATTGGGTCGAGCGTAACAAGCTAAACAAGTACAGCAACAAGTACCAGATTGTTCTTGGTAACCTGAGTGACAAAGCTGTTGAGGCACTCGATAACATGGGTATTGCTGCTGCTAACAAGGGTGACGAAAAGGATTACTTCATCACCATGAAGAGTAATAACCCCATGAAGATCACGGATGATACAGGTAGTGAGTTCGACTCTGAAGTGCTGATCGGTAACGGCAGTGAAGCAGTCTGTGTTGTTGGCTACTACGACTGGTCTGTCGGTACAGGACGTAGCCCGAGCATGATAAAGTGCAAGGTCACGAAGCTGATTGAGTACGCTGACGACACCGTTGATGAGGAGATGGCTTTGTGATCTTGATTGATGGGGACATCGTAGCTTACCGCTGCGCGTACAAGTCAAAGGATGATCGAGCAGAATACGCCGCATACAGTGCTGGCTCATACCTGTCTGATCTTATCAGCGACTTGTACATCCTCATCGAAGACGAACCTGAGTACCGTGTGTTTCTAACGGGAAAGGGTTCATCAAACTTCAGACATGAGTACGCTGTAACCGCAGGCTACAAGGAGAACAGGAAGGACAAGGAGAAACCTGAACACCTCGCTGTTATCCGGCAGCACCTGATAGACGAATGGGAGGCTGTTGTCAGTGACGGAGAAGAGGCAGACGATTTGATTGCCATCGCCGCAACTAACAACCCAGACTCAGTTATCGTCAGCATCGACAAGGACTTCGATCAGGTTCCGGGTAAACACTACAACCCCAACACTGGTAAGCTGTATGATGTCAGTGAAGAGGATGCCGTTAGATTTTTGTACGAGCAGATCTTGACTGGTGATCGTGCCGACAACATCATGGGTATCAAGGGTGTAGGCCCAGTGAAGGCGAAGAAGGCGCTGTCCGACTGCGTTACTGAACGACAGATGTATGATGTCTGTGTTGAAATGTATGGCGATCCAGAGCGGGTCATCGAGAACGCTCGACTGCTGTACTTACGCCGCAAAGAGGGAGAGATCTGGAATGCGCCGGACGCTGAGTAATGTTCCCAAGGGCTACGACTCGTGGCTTGAGTGGGACTTAGCACAGGAACTGAAGGGCTGTCAGTATCACCCTTGCGCGGTTCCGTATGTACAACACAGGCATTATCATCCTGACTTCACGTACACAACGGATGGTATAACATATTATATTGAAGCGAAGGGGAGGTTCCGTGACAAACCGGAGGCACGTAAATATGTTGATGTCAAGAAGGCTCTTAGCTGGACGGAGGAATTGGTTTTCGTGTTCCAAAACCCAGACAACAGAATGCCAGACGCAAAACGTAGAAAAGACGGTAGCTTCTACACTATGTCAGAGTGGGCTGAACGACACGACTTTAAGTGGTACACACCAAAGACCATACCGGAGGAGTGGAAATGCGCCACTTAATAATACCTGACACACAGATAAAACCTAACCAATCTTATGAGCACATGCGTTGGGCTGCGCGGTACGCTGTTGCAACAAAGCCTGACGTTATCGTACACCTTGGCGATCACTGGGATATGCCTAGCCTATCAAGCTACGATGTAGGTAAGAAGTCGTTTGAAGGTAGGCGCTATTCCGCTGACGTTAAGGCGGGTAACGATGCGATGAAGCTGTTCACGGATACGATCAAGGCAGAGCAGAAACGATTACGCAAACACAAGAAGCGAATCTGGAAGCCCCGTCTTATCTTTACGTTGGGTAACCACGAACAGCGCATCGAACGTGCGGTTGAGAACGATGCAAAGCTAGAAGGATTGATGAGCTATGAAGATCTCAACCTCAAAGATTGGGAAGTATATCCGTATCTGCAGCCAGTTATTGTGGATGGTGTTGCTTATTGTCACTTTTTCACTAGCGGTGTCATGGGTAGGCCAGTCACTAATGCAAAACTACTACTGCAAAAGAAGCACATGTCTTGCATCATGGGACACGTACAAGACAGAGACATCGCGTTCGACAGAGATGCCAGCGGAAAGCGAATGACTGCTTTGTTTGCTGGTATTTATTATCAACACGACGAAGAGTATCTAAACCCTCAGACTAATGGGAGTTGGTCTGGGCTGTGGATGCTCAACGAAGTACAGGACGGTGCGTTTGATGAGATGCCTATCAGCATGACGTACCTGCGGAGGCGGTATGGCAAGAACGTTTGATGAAATGCTAGAGCTAATCGCGCACAACATAGACGAAGTGACGTTGATGGAAGTGCTTGAGATAAACTCTGAGGATATTGTTGATGCGTTTGCTGAACGGATACGTAACAACCTGTATAAGTTTAACGGATTGGAGGAAGAAGTAGATGAGTACTAAGTCTGATCGTAACACACCGTT